TTGCTCGAGCCGACCACTTTATTGCCGCGCCGCGCCTGCGTAAACGTCTCGTTGCAGGTGTATAAATGCGCGATGCCGGCCAGAGGCAGGTAGGAGCCGACGAAGTATGTCACCCCCTGCCCGACCAGATAATCGCCTGGCTGCACATTCGTAGGGTCAAACCCTCCGTAAACGTCCGGCTTGCCGGATGGAACCGGGCCGGGGATCAGCGCCGGGGTTGGAGTAATCAGCGCGTTGATCTGGCCAAGCAAATTGCCCGCCTGAACAACGACCCCGGCCACAACCCCGGGCCTGTACCAGCTATAGGCCGTGCCGGTTTTGTTGCCGACGATGCCGAGGCCATAGTTGATTTTCTGCTGGATGGTGGCAGCGGTCACCATTAGGCGCGCACCACCATGCCATTACCGCCCAAGGCCGGTCCTGGCTGCACGTTCAGCAGTTCACAAAGCCGGCGGCGGTAGTAATCAAACAGGGCGCGACGCTCAGGGATTTCCCTTGGGTTGTGCTTCCACACCGACGCTTCGTCGGTGTCAAGGTTTTGCGCGGCGGTTTGAATGGCGGTGTCCAAGGTCGGCAGCAAGGTCAAAATGGAATTGATGTTCGCGTATTCGGTTTCGACTACGGAGCCAATTTGGGTATCGATGATGCCCATCCCTGCGCCAGCGATCACGTAACCGTAGGCGGCATACGAGCCGTAGCCGCAATACATCCGTATCGCCGCCACCTGCGCGCCGGTGAACAGCCCGATTCCGGCAACAGCGCCGGTTGGACCCAAAATCCCGCTCACCGGTTGTTACCCGGCCGGCGTCGTCAAAGCATGGATTTTGGCCTCAAGGTCAGTTACCGTTTTGGTCGCTGCGGCGATCTGGTCATCGCTCGCCGCGGGATCGGCGGCTTGAAGCGTCGCCAAAGCCGCTTGGGCTTGCTCCAGCTCTGCGGCCGCCGCTTCGATCAACGCACCAGAGGTGGGCGCGGCAGGCGGGGTGAAAAGCTTGTCGGTTTCGGGGTTGAAGTCATCCGCGTTGATCAAAAGGCCATTGGGGATTCCGTCGCGCTCGACCAGAACGGTTTTTGGCTGCATCATTTTGAAATCTTTCACAAAAAAACGGGGGATTTCTCCCCCGTTTTACATTTAGCCGAACACGCGCACGGCCACGTTCGGCCGGACCGGAGCGGTGCCCCAAAGCATCGAGAATGCCACGCGGGTCCGGCGGTATTCTTCGCGGATCTCCATGTGCATGTTAAGGCCGCTGATCGGGTCGGGAACCATCATCTCCGCGATGACCGGGCCGCCGCCGCTGGCCAAGCCGAGCCCGGCCTTGGTCATACGGGAGGCGAAACCGAATGCTTGACGGTGGAACGCCAAGTTACAGACATGGCTCGCGGAAAGCGTGATCGCCACGGCCGAGGTGATCGCAACCACCTTGGCGGGGTAAATATTCACTGTGCCCGAGGCGGACGCACCCAGCCCGCTCGAAGCCACGCCGCCGGACAGCACGGTGTAGGTTTGGCTGTCGCCGGCGAACGTGATGATATCGCCCACGTTCGGCGCAAAGCTGGAGCTGGCGGCCGTCGAAACCGCAATCGCCGTCAAGCCTGCCGCTTGGGTGGCGCTCGCGCTCACCGTGCCGGTAAGGGTGCCCGCAGTCTGCGAAGGCACCTGCTGGTCCTTGTACCAGTCGAAGCCGAATTTCTGCCGGATGCGGCCCTTATTGACCGTCTCGGTGTCACCCGAATAGAGCGCATAGGCGAAATTCGGCAACTGCTCGGCCTGCCCGTATGCGGTCGGGTTGAGCACCAAAAACCGGTCATCCTGCAGCGCGTAGTTGTTGTCCAGAATGACGCCGGCATTCGTGGCGGCGGCGACGCTGGACGCAAACGGCGTGGTGCCGGGCGTGCCGGTGGCGTTGCCAACGTAAATGTAATTGGAAAAGATCGAGGCGTTGACCGCGGCGGCGAGCGCCTGGATCGCGGAACTCAACTGGATCGGCACGATGCCCGCGGTGATCTGCGCGAATTCGCTCTCCGAAAGCACGAAACCGGTCTCTTGCCAGTTGGTGAGCGGGATTTGCGCGGTGGTGGGGGCGATGTTGCCCGGGTCCGGCGCGTAGGCCGCCGGCACAACGGCGGTGGTGGTCATGTTGCTCGGCAACGGAATCTGCACGATCTGACCTTTTTGCGCCGTCTCAGCGCTGAAATCATTCAGCACCAGGCTGGGCATCACGCAATAGGAACGCAACGCCTTGAGGCCCTGCGCGTAGATGGTCGGGATGACGCTCGTAAGCGTATTGTTCACGGACATGGGAAAAATCCTTCGTTGGGGGGTTAAGGTCTGCCGGCCCCGCCAGCGTGGATTTCAGCTCAGAAAAGCCCCGCACCGCGGGGCTCGAAAAATTCGTTAGGCGACGTTGACCTTGCGGCCGGCGATCGCGTCCAAATTCGCGATGAAAGCGGAATTGTCGCCTGCGGAAATCAACCGCGTGTTGCCGCCTGCGCCGGGGGCGCCGCGCGCGCCCGCGCCTTGCGACGGCTCGAACAGATGCGGGGCGCGCTCGGTCAGCCCCATCACCCACTCTTGCACGTCCATTACCTCGCCGGCCCGGCCGAAAATCGGCTTATCGCCCTCCATCGGCACGGCCTTGCCGTCCACCACACGGAACGTCTGGCGCCCGCGCAGCAGAACGTCATCAACCGCCGTCGCGCGCACGCCGGCTTTGGTGGCCGCATCGCGAATGGCGCCGTCGATCAGCAAGGATTCGAGCTGCGTTTTCAGCGTTTGCGCCGTTTCACGCTCGGTTTTCAGCGCGGCTTCAAAATCGTTTTTCATCTTGCCGGTGCGTTCCGCCAGCAGCTCATCGACCTTGCCGGCCTCAATCAACTGCTTGTCGCGAAGCTTCGCCTGCTCGGCCGCCAGCTTGCGCGCTACCTCCGGGTCGATCCCGTCGAAACGCGCGGTCAGCTCATCAATCTGGCGTTTCAACGCCAAATTGTTGTCGCGAAATTCGTCAACCCGCGCCTTGGGGACCAACCCCTCGACCTGCAGATGAAATTTGCCGTCTTTTTCGGCGTAAAGCGGGCGGGCTGGCTCGGGCACGCCTTCAAGCGATTCAACCACGGCTTTCAAAGTCATTCTTCGTCTCCGACGTTTGCCCGCTGCGCTGCTTTGGGCTGTTTTCTGGTTGCCAACACCTTGTCAGCAACCTCTTTCGCGGCGAGAAGCTTGGAAACTTCGTCGTCGAGATTCGTTTCGGGCGGCAGCATGTCCGCCTGGTCGAGATTGAACACGAACGCCTCAAGGCTCATGGCGCCGGCTTGGTAAGCCTGCACCATCCCCACCAGCGTTTGCGGGTCCATTTTTTCGTCGATGAAATCCCGGTTGAGATGCAGCGTGATTTCTTCGGTCTCGCCCAGCCAGGACGCCGCAAATTTTAACGCGGCCAGCAAGCTTTGTTCGACCGAGGATACAACCCCCATCAGCAGCGAATTTTCAGCGCTCGTCCTGATTCGGGCCGTTTCCGCCGCCTCTACCCCTTTTTTGCCGCCAGCAAACACCGCGGCGCCCAGCACCGCCATCTGCTGTTCTTTTTGCTCAAGGCCTTTTTCCAAAGACCCGAGCCCGCGGCCGGTAAATTCGGCGTACCCAACCCGCCCCTGCGCGTCGCTCAGCTTAATCACAGCCCCCGCGCCAACGGTGATCGGGCTATCATCGGCGATCCCGGTCACAAACAGCGTCGGCAGCGCGGTAAAATGCCGCCCGTGCTCCAAATCCGCCGCCGTGTGGTAGTGGTGCATCGAAACGTTCACCAACCCCAGCAGCGGCGGCTTGGAAATCTCTGAGGTCCGCCCCGCCGGCGTAATCCAGAACCAAGGCAGCTCGCTTAAGGGAGCCCCGCGGCGTTTCGGCACGATTTCGTCATAAATCTGCCAAGCGTCACCGATCGCCAAGGCGTTTTTGTTCTGGCGCCAGAGCGTGACGGTATAAACGCCGCCCTCAAGCCTGGCCTGCCGTATCTGCTGCACCGCCACCTGCCGGAACGGATCATCCGTCGCCGGCTCGTTGATCGTTTCGACCAAAACGACGCCGTTTTGGCTCCAGTTGATGATATTTTCGGCAGAGTAGAACGCAAAATAGGTGCGTTCCAAGCGATCATCATAGTCAACCAGCACGCCGGCGCGGCCCATCAACAAATCTTCGCCGCAAAGCTTTTTTTTGAACTCGGACAGCCCCGTGCCGTCCATCGTCGCGTCATCGATCATCGCCGCCAGCTTGCCCGGCAGCAAAATTCTGTCCTCTTTTCGCGATATCGCGCCCACAAACCCGTCAACCGTCCGGCTCACCGCCTCATAGTACGGCGCGCGCCGCTTGTACGCCGCGTAACCCTCCGCGGTTTGCGTCGGGTCAACCTTCGGCAGATATTTTTCGCCGGCGGCTTTGACCGCATCCTCGCCCTCATACGCCGCCCGGCAGCGCTGCCAGCGCTCCAAATTGGCCTCGTAAAGCGGGTGGGGCGTGTTGATCGGCATTTTTAGTACCCCAAATGCTGCACCCGCGCGGTGCCAACGGTCGCCAAAGCCGCGTGCGCGTCTGCCGCCGCGTCCACCTGATCGTCGAACGTCCCGGCCGGAAATGACCCCAGCTCATCGATGAACGACAAATTCCATTTTTCCTCCGCCGGCAGCAGCGCGTCCGAAACCAGCGAGACGTTGCCCACGTTCACTTGCGACGCCAGCGGCGCCGCCCGGGTCGATTTGTCGCCGGTCGGCCGCACCGCCTTCACGGTGTACCCATCCAGCGCAGCGGTCAGATGCGCGATTTGCGCCACGCCAGCCTGGCCGGGATCTTGCGGCAGCGCGATGTGCACATGCCGGCCGTCCTTCCAAGCCGTCTGCTTAATCCGGCGCTCAACCTCGTCCGGCCGCCCGCGAAACCGCACCACATCCAAAATGTAAATTCGGTCCTCGAACTTTCGCATCTTCACGCCGACAGTCCAATCCGGGTTGCGGGAACCCGTCTTTGCCGTCGCCGCCAGATCCCAGCTCCGCACCGTCCGGCCGCCCGCCGGCGCGGCATCAACCAGCCCCAGCTTCTTCACATCGAAAAGCGCGCCCTCGCCCGGCATCGGGTCGCCCTGGTACAGCGCCCGCCAAACCCGCATCATCCCTTGCTTTTGCAGGTCCGCCTTGGTCCGCCGCAGCACCGACCCAAAATCATACTCCGGGTCATCATCCCAAAGCATCTCGCCAACCTGCCGCCCCAGCGGGTCAGGGTATTTTTCCTCCGCCTCCGCGCAGAGGTGCAGGACATCCCACCCCTCTTTATCCCCGGCCAGCAACCGCCCCGCCAAGTCATCTTGGTGCCAGCGCGTCATAATCAAAATCACCGCGCCGCCGGGTTGCGCCGGCCGATCCTTCGTCGCCTTCTTGCCCGCCTTCAACCGGCTGTTCACCGCCGACCAATACCATTTGAAAACGTTGTCCCGCTTCGTCTCGGAATCAACATCCGTCTCGTTCTTCACAGGATCGTCGATGATCATCAAATCCGCGCGGAACCCGGTAATCGGCCCGTCAACACCCGCCGCCTTCACCTCGCCGCCATTGTCCGTCTGCCAGTGATTGACCGCGTGGCTCGTCGGCCGCATCCCAAGCCAGTGCCCCTTATCCTCCAACACCGCGTTCATCTTGCCGTTGTTCACCTCGGCTAGCGCCGCGGCATAACTCGCCAAAATCACCTTTCGGTTCTTCTTCCGCGACATAAACCACGGCGGAAATAGGATCGAACCATACCGCGTCTTCGCCGACCCGGGCGGCATAATCACCATCAGCCGGCTAATCTCACCCCGTTCCACCGCCTCCAGCTTCTTGTTCAACAGCCGGTGATGCGTGCCAGGCTTCTCCCCCTCCTCCTCCGATGCCAGTTGGCACCACACCCCAAGGTGACGCCGCGCCAACTCCCGCAATCCCAAGGTCTCATCAGCGACCGCAGGACTGACCGCAGAACCATCCAAAACCCGAAATTCCCATTTCTAAAAATTTTGTCGGTCACGCCCGCGGAGCGCACCCCGCCCCCGTAAAAAAGGGGGTATGCCCCGGGGGCTTTTGACCAAGCAGGCCGGTTTGCCCATCTGTCTCGCGGTAATGGTCAGAGCACTACCTTTGCAAGGGGGCATTGTAACCCTCAAAAATGGCGGTTTTCAGCCGTTTTTTGTGGCTTCACCCAAAAACTGCACGTAAACTGCACAGCAAACCGCAGTTATTCGCCGCCATCCGGCTGAATCGGTTCCATGTCGATCACGATGCCTCGCCGCGAGGCAATCAACGCAAGCTGCGCGTCGCTCATCTGCTCCGGCGCCAGATTGACCGTGTGATCCACCGCCACCCGATCACCATAGACGCGAGGCATTACCTTGCTCGCAAACCATTTCCGGGCATCAATTCGCGCCTTGCGCTGCTGTTCCCAGGCCGCGAGCTGTCCCGCGTCCAGATCAGCGGGCGGCTTCTCATCCGCGATGTCGATCACCTGCGACGCGAGCACATGGCAGCCATCTTCACGTGCTCGCGCGTATTTGATCTCAAACCCCGGAACGCCTGCCCGCCATCGCTGGATGACGGAGCGCGATGGCATACCATGATGCTTGCAGATTTCGTTTTCTGATCGGCCAGATGCGAGAGCGGCGAGAAAGCGATTGGCGAGGTCATCCGAGTAGATCGGCGGCCTGCCGTTTTTTTTGAGCGCGGGAGGAGATGGCATGGATAAGCCGAGTCCTTTGCCCCAGCGCTTGCTTGGGGAAGGTTGAGGAAGATTTGAGAAGGAAGGAAGAGGGATTTATGTACTTGACACCACAACCTACCAGAGATAGAAAGTAAGCCAGTAGAGTGCGCGTGCACACGAGTTTCCCGAGTCGTAACGTTTTTTAGTCGATTCGGCGCAGAAAGCGCAGTCCCAAGATTTAGACGCGCGAACAGGTTGAAATCATGAGCAAATTAGCCCAGCCGCATTTTACCGATGAAGCCGCCGCGCGCGATTATCTTGAGGCGATACGTTGGCCGCTTGGCCGCGTTTGCCCGCACTGCGGATCGCTGGGAAAGTCCTATGTGACCAAGCGCGAGGGGAAGTACCGTTGCGGCGAGAAGGAGTGCCGCAAGGATTTTACCGTCAAGGTCGGCACCGTTTTTGAGGCATCGCATATTCCGCTGCACAAATGGTTGTTGGCGGCCTATCTGCTTTGCTCGTCCAAGAAGGGCATGTCATCGCACCAGCTCATGCGCACGTTGGACGTGACGTATAAGACAGCTTGGTTCATGACGCACCGCATCCGCGAGGCCATGCGCACCGGAACGTTTTCGCCCATCGGCGGGTCCGGCAAAACCGTTGAGGCCGATGAAACCTATATCGGCCGCAAAGCCGGCACGAAGAAAGCCCGCGGCGGCTACCATCACAAGCGCGCCGTGCTGGCGCTGGTGGAGCGCGGCGGGGAGGTCCGATCCTTCCATGTTGACCGCGCCGTGGTAGCGGAGATTGTGCCGATCGTTCGCAAGAATGTGAGCCGTGAAAGCACGCTTATGACGGATGAGAGCAATCTCTATGTCCGCCTCGGAGAAGAATTTGTGGATCATCAGACGGTTGAGCATGGCGCCGGCGAGTATGTCCGCGATGAAGCGCACACCAACACGATTGAGGGGTTTTTCTCGATCTTCAAGCGCGGCTTCAAAGGCATTTACCAGCACTGCGGGGAGCAACACCTGCACCGCTACCTCGCGGAATATGACTTCCGCTATAACAACCGTTCCAGGCTCGGGTTTGAGGATGAACAGCGCACGGACATTGCCCTAGCCGCGATTGAGGGCAAGCGCCTCACCTATCGGCGGATTGCTGCGTAAAAAGAAGAAAACGCCGAAACAACTGGCCAGGGCGTTCATCAGGTGGAGGGCGAAAAATGGCTGAAACTCATATTCCGCTCGGGAAGATCGTACCCCGCTGCCCGCAATGCGGCGCGGCACTTTTGATCGAACATGACGGGATCAATGCCAACGCCAATGACCCAGTCTCTTGTCCCACACACGGTTTCATCGGAACGCGGTCTGAAATCTTCGCCAGAATCAAAGAAAATGGCGGGGATGAGATCAAGCGCCAAATCAGAGACAAGTTTGAAGAAGCGCTCAGGTCCAGAGGCATCAGTTTCAAACGAAAATAGCGACAAATGCCCCGCTTTCTCGCCGTTCGGACGCGTTTCAACAAGTTGAACTCGCCTCTCGCGCTCCATGGCGATATAAACCAGCTTCACCATCTCAGGTTCATAAAAAGGCGGGAGGCCATCCCAATCAGGGAAAACGCGACAACCCGCGTTCACCATATCAGGAGTGACCACTATGTCGTCATCGTCAGGCTCAGAACCGCCTGCGCCCGCCAAGGGCGGACGATTTGTAACTGCGGTCATAGACACCCCGCTAGAGATTTCCACGTTAGGGGAATTCTTAAAAATTGAGTTTTATATGCAGCTATCTGGCGATCCGGTGGCATCGAAAGCAACAGTTCTGTTGCTTCCGGAAGCAGCAAAAGCGTTGAAGGCTTATCTGGCCGCTGAAAAAACCATTCCCGATACGCCAGCCGGATCAACCGGCCAGCGCACCACAAACTGATACGGCGCACAAAACCATCAAAGGCAGCACCCAATGACCGATACCCCGAAGCCCGATCTAGCCGAACACGAGGAAGAAACCGTCCCGCTGGACGATGTTCTGCGCCAACTGCTCAACGCCAAACCGGCGATTAAACAACAAGAACCGGCTTCGCCCGATACCCCACCAGCTCCGCCCGAAGGCTGACCAGCACCGCGCCCAAAATCAACATTTAGATTTTGTGGCGCGAAATGCATAATCGCCAGGAAGGAAGAAGGCGGCGGCGCACGCGAGCACCCCGATTCGAGCGTTTTTTACCCTTTAAACCGCAGAATGCGCAATGCTTTTTTTGAGACGGCGCGAAGTGCCTTTTAAGGCTTTGTTTTTGCTTGCGATTTCACTTTTTTTCGGGAAAGCGCGTTTTTTGTGTTGACTTGCTCCGCGTTTTGCGGTGTTGTTGTGGGGTTCCGAGGCGCTTTTGCCTGGCGGATTGAGGGAGATGCCCTGATGCTTACCACCGGATTTTTCATCCTTTCATGCGCGGCCATTTTGGCGGGTTCGTGGCTGCGGGTGCGGTCATGATTGACCGCGCGGAAGCTGCAAAAGCGCTGGCAAAAGCCATTGCGTTCAAGCAGTGCGGAAAGGACCGCGACGCGGCCGAATGGGCGCGGAAACTGGTTGAATTGCTGGAGTGCGCGGAGATTTTGAAGTAACTCCGCATTGTGCGAGTTTAACGGGTTCACGGCGCGGAATTATCCGGCCAAATCGAGGAGTTTTCCTGATGGCACTTTCTACCGACATTTGCGACAAAATCACCGCGTCGATCATCGCGGAGCTGGAAAACGGCGTGCTGCCATGGGTGAAACCATGGGCTGCAGGCAACGTGCCCAGCCTGCCTCGGCGCCATGGTGGCGAGGCTTACCGGGGCATCAACATCCTGATTTTGTGGGGTGCGGCGCAAGATCGCGGTTATCGTTCCAACGTGTGGATGACCTTCAAGCAAGCCCTGGAATACAAGGCGGCGGTGCGGAAAGGCGAAAAGGGCACGCAGATCGTTTTCGCCTCCAAAATGGTGAAGGAAGAAACCGACGGCGCCGTCGAGGCGCATCAGCGCGCGATTTCGTTTCTGAAAGGCTACACGGTTTTTAATGCCGACCAGATTGACGGGTTGCCGGCACGGTTTGCGCCGCCGGCGCCGGTGCTGGCCGTGGTGCAAAATGGCCTGGATTGGGAACGCTACGCCGCGCCCCTCGCCTGGTTCGGCAAAATCCCGGCGAAACTCTCGCATGGTGGCGGGCGGGCATATTTCCGGCCGGCTACGGATGAGGTGGTGATGCCGCCGCGCGAATCGTTCACCACGGAAAAGCGCTACCTTGGCACGCTGGTGCATGAATTGACGCATTGGACGGGCGCGCCCGCGCGCCTTAATCGGACATTCGGCAAGCGGTTCGGCGACAATGCCTATGCGGTTGAGGAGCTGGTGGCGGAGCTGGGCGCGGCCTTCACCATGGCGGAGCTGGGGCTTACGCCACAAGTGCGGGAAGATCACGCGCCCTATATCGCTTCCTGGCTCAAGGTTTTGAAGGGTGACAGCAACGCGATTGTGACGGCCGCCGCGAAGGCCTCGGACGCGCTGGCGCATCTTTGCAGCTATCAGGACGGCGCGGCCGGCCAGCTCAAGGAAGCGGCCTAAGTGACCAGAAGGGCAAATAAAACTGCTCTTGCAATTTTATTTTGAAAAGGAAAAAACAATGGAAAGTTTTCGCAAGGCGGCAGAGGTCACTGGACGGGTGATCCCAGAGAATGCGATCGCGCAAGAGGGCGCCGGCGGTACGGTTTACCTGTACGCCACGCCTTACGTCACCAAAAAAGGCCGCGAAGGCGTGAACCTTTACGCCAAGGCCTTCCGCCAGGGCCAGCGCAAGCACGCTTGGCACCACGTTTTCACCACGGAAGCCGAGCGTGCCGCCAAGGTCGCCGAATTCCTGGCGAATGTTTCCGAGGTGGTATCGTGAGCGGTACGGAACCCGCGCGCGATGCAGCGCGCAGAGAGTTTCTTGCCGGCCTGCAGGCGGCGGTTAAATCCGGCCTGGTGACACAAGCTGATGTGCTTGGGTGGCTGGCGAACGAGTGCGGGCTTGGCGCCGATGAGTACCAGTTGAACCGTGCGCAGGCATCGTGCGAATTCGATGACGAGCACGAGCTGGCGGAAACGCCGCTGATTTCCGAGGCGGATGATGGGTTTTGGGTGCTGTCCTGGACCTGGATCGCCAACCCGGAATTCGTGAACCATTACCATTGCGACGCCTGCGAGGAGGAATGGCAGGATACCTGGAGCTGCGCGTGCAACGATCGATGCCCGGTCTGCAACCAGGAAATTCAGCCCTACAAGAGCGAGGAGGTTTGACCATGGATGTGCAAACCCCCGAAACTGGCCTGGTGCGCAAGGATAGCATCGAGGCCACCATGAGCGCACCCGGTATCCTAGCCCGGTTGCCGGCCGAGGTGGCGGCCAGCCTGACGCCGGCGCAGGCTGAGGCGATCCGCCTGCACCTGGGCGCGCGGCATGAACATCAGCACGCCATCGACCTACGCCGCAGTTTGCGGATATGTGGAAAACAGTTCTATTTGATTTTTCTTGCCGGAACGGCATTGAGGAGCGGGACATGAGCAACGAAACGGAGATCGGCAACCTTTGCCGCGAAATCGGATGGTCAACGCGCGAGCTGGCCCGCCGGTGGAAATGCAACGAGCGCACGGCGCGCGGCTGGGCCGAGTACCAGGAGGATGAACACGGCGCGCGGATCAGCGGCGTGACGCCCCCGATGATGCTGCTGCCCTGGCTGCGTTTCATCGCCAACACCATCCGCGCCAACCCGCCGCCGGAGGATTGGAGGGTGCGCGCGGTCAATCATCCAGATCAGGAATCAGACCAGCACGCCCCTGATTGAGCGCGACCACGATCAGGGCGATGCCCTTCCCGTGCCAGGTCTTAACCGAGCAATCGTTCGCGCCAACGAGCGCGGCAATGCTTTTCCAGCTTTTCGGCTCGCGGTTTGCCTTCAAAATGCTGCGGAATCCGACGATTCGGCGCGTGGTTTTGTTGGGGATGAAGCGCAACCAGGAGTGAATCTCGTCCATGGCCGTGATGTGAGCCGCGCGTGGAACCGGCCGACGCGGCGCCTCCGGGGTGTAGCCATAAGCCTCAACCATCTCCTGCACCACGTCATTCCGCCCTTGCGCCAGGCGCGTGCTATGGCCCCCGTAGGGGAGGGATAGCAGCGTCTCCGTCGCCAGCTCGAAGGCGGCAATGACGTATGCGGGCGTGATAGGATCATCCGACATTTTACAACCTTTTTACAAAAACCGATTTCAAGCCCGCTGGAGCAGCTTGTCGTAGTCAGTGATTGCCTTGGGCCGGTTCGCAGGCGCTACCGTGCGGGCGGGCGGCGGCGCTGGCAGGCGGGGCGGATATTTCGGAAGGCGCACCACCAGCTCATATTTCCCGGGTCCGATTTTGCGCTGGGCGGAAATAATGCGCCCATCTCGCATCCTGGTGGTGATCTCGCCGGCCTCCCGGTGATCGCACTTCCAGAACCAGCCCGTGTCATAATGGCCATCATCAAAAACCTGCGACGCTACAACGGTCCATGCGGACGCGGTAATCTGCTCGATCAGGCTCATGCGCGGGTCTCCTGGCTGGCGAGGTGTGCTTCGAGCGCGGCGCGGAGGTCAGGCCGCATGTCGGAGAGTTTTTGACCTTGGGCCTGCGCCAATACGGCGAGTTGCAACTTTGTGGCGTGGATCGGCTTGATCTGCGGTTTTTCGCCCTTTTCGTCGGCACTTTTCGCGGCCATTTCTCGCGCCAAACCCTCAAATTTCCGGGCCATTTCGAGCCGCTCCTCATCGGTCTTCGTGCCGTTCCAAACCTCCTCCTGCTTGGGTTTGAAATTTGCGAGGTCTTTGATGGCGCCGGCGCGCGCCTTCACGCGCTGGTTTATTGGGTCCAAAATCTCAAAAAGTTCCGCGCCGGTGGGGAAGAATTTGCACCGCTGCAGGGTGATCCTCATGGTCTCGGCTGTGAAGCATTCCGCCGGAAACTCGCCGCAGGTCTCCGCCAGCGCGCCGATGGCGTTGCGCACGCGGTTCCGGTCATCCTTGGCGCCGCCGATCGGCAAGGCGTCCACCAAACGGCTAAACCAGTTTCGCAGCACCTCGGGATGCACCGGCGCGCAGGAAGCGATGACTTCGGGAAGCGTCGCCTTGGCGATATCGACCACAGCCGCCGAAGGGTCCGCCGGCTTCGTGAAATGCCCATCCACCACCGCATGGGTGATACTTCGCACCGCAGATTCGAGCGTGGGCGAGAGCGGCGCAAGGGGCGCGAGGGAATGCGCGGCGCGGGTGGTGATCGCGTTTGCCATGTTCAATTTTCTCCGAAAAGTTCAGCTTTTTGGCGGGCTTGCTCGCCCCAGCCGGTGGTGGGTTTTAGTGATGGGCCTCCGCCCCCTGGACCCACTACAGGGGGCGAACCCCGCCCGGCGCTACCATCCGGGTTCTGCCGGCGGCACCAGTTGCGCCAGGTTGCCGACCAGTCAGCCATGGGCTTGCCAGTGCCGATCCAGTAATCCCGAAAATTGGCTGCCACGGCGTCAGGGTCGAGACCGAGATCAAGCGCAAAACGGCGGTCCTCCAGCGAAGGGTTCCAGGCATCGGGAATTCGATGCGCGATGCGTTTGGGTTTTTTGGCACGTCCGTCAGGACGTGCGTCTGTCGGCAACCCCGGCAGCGAAGGGGGGATTATAGGGGGTTCCTCTTTCTTCTCTTCCCTTAAGTGTCTCTTCAGTGTCTCTTGCGATCCCGCCGGGATTGATTCGGGAGTGTCAGCGGGAGACTTTTTATCTCCCACCGGGATGGTTTCGGGAGTCTCAACACCTCCCTTTCGGATGCGTTTGGCAAACCATTTTGAATTCGGATTGAGGTCTTTCAGCAGCTTTTCGGCGTGGCTTACTTTCGCCTCTATTTGCGAAGGGTCGTAGATATGGCCATATCTTTTTGCATTTCCCGCTCCGCTGGATTTGCGCTGCACCAGTTTTTCAAGCCACCCCTCCAGCGCCTTCTCACACACGGTCGGGTGATATAGGCGTCCGTCATCGCACAAAATCCACCCATGCAAAGCCATCTTGGAAATTTTTCTCCAAGTTTTGTAATCTCGGCCGAGTTCCGCGAGGCGAACGAGTTCAATTTCGTCGTTCGGAAGGCTGCCACATGGCACCTGATGGTATGACCGACACCAGAGCGTGACGCCGGCGCGCCATTCGCTATCGGTGGCACGCGCATGAAAAGCGGATGCGAACAGGCGCGCGAAATCCAGCGGCATAAAGGCGAAATCCCTCAAATCGCAATCCGCCGGCGTTAGTGGAGCATGATCACCGGTCATATCTTCGTCCTCATAAATTCCAGTTCGGCGATGCGCGTGCAGCGCTGGCAGGCGTCGAGCTGGCCGCTGCCGGGAATGCGCACCAAGCATTCGCCGCTGCACTCCCAGCACGTCCGCTGGGGGCGCACCGCGGGGTCGGGCGGGTTCGCGGTAAGCGGCGATTGATCGACGCACACAGGCACCGCAACTTGTCGCCTGGCGTTCATTCGCAAAGCCCGTAGAGCGATGAGCAGCCTTCGCTCGGGATCGCGCGCACCAGGTCATATTGCCGGCCTCCGCGCGAGGTTTTGGCCCATTTAATGCGTTCCGATATTTTCAGCCGCGAGAACGTTTCATCGGTCGTTTCATCGTCTAGCGCAGCATCCACAAAAAAAGTTGAACGCCCCCTCTTCGACGCCTCGGAAACCAGCGCCTCCCATTCCACAATCCGCTCCACCTCGGCAGGCCAGCGCTGGGCAATTTCGAGCAGCTCATCCTTGCCGCAGTTAATGCACGGCATACAGCCGACCCGCTTCATGCCTTGGCTGTAAAGCGGGTTGAGCGTGACCCCGGAGGCACGCACATATTCGATCACCTGCCCCGCAGTCCAAGCCACAAGAGGTTGCACCACGCGGAAGACGCGCCCAGCCTTCGTAGCATCGATATATTCGTCCTGCGCATCCGCGCGGTTTTGGCTTTCATCACGCCGGATGCCGCGCCAACTTTCGCAGGCCTCGGCCGGGTCGATAGCATCAATAAAAGCGTCGAGCGGGCGCCCCTTCAGTTCCTCGGTACAAAACTGCGCCTTGCGGCTGGGGAAGCGGCCTTTCCAGAGGCAGAGATCGAGATAGGGATTGCCGGTCGGCTGCAGAATCTCCAGTGCGCGGGCAATGCGTTCTGGCGGCAAACCGTCATCGGCCCAATGCTTTTCGATCCAAGCCCGCTTGCCGGCCATCTGGCGGCTGAAATCTGCCCGCACGGTATGGACCGGCACCCCGAGGGCGCCGGGCAGGTAATTCTGCACATAATCCAGCGTCTCGGGATGCTCGTGCCCCGTGTCGGCGAAGCAGCATTGCACCCGGTCGCGGCCATAGCGCTCAATCGCCACCAACGCGGTCGCCGTAGAATCCTTGCCGCCGGACATAGAAACGATGGCGAGAGGGCGGCTCACAGCACGTCACCGTGCCGGTGAAAGTGAGCCGTGCGCGTGTTATCAAGCTTCACCACCGCATAAACGAGGAGGATCAGCGCGTCGGCCTCGTCGTCTTGTTCGGTGGCCCAGCCTCGGCTTTTTGCCCATGCGATGATGACAGGTTTGATGCGGTCGGCGCCGCCTGTCGGCGCTTTGCCGAGCACCTTGGCGCGCGCCTGGTTCGCGGTCTGATCGTAAACCGGCAGGGATTGCCGCGTGCTCGCCATTTCGGTGGCGGTGGCAAGGCCGAGCAGCAGCTTGCCGACATTTGCATTTTCCTGCCGCATCGGGATGAAGGGCGCCTCATACACGATGGCGCGCGGCCGGTGGAATTCAATGGCGTCGTGAATATGATCCTCAAGCCGGCAGCAGATCGTGCCATGCCCGTTCATCATTTTTCCCAAATTCCAATGCCCGAACACAGGGCGCTCGCCCCAACCCCCGTATGCAAACCCGGTGGTGAGGCTGAGGTCGAGCGAAAGGATTCCACCGGGTTTCGGCATCAGTGCGTCGTTTCGCCTGCGTCCGCACCTTTGTGCGAACGGCCTTTGCGCACTGCACGCGGCTTGGCTTCCAGGGCTGGCAGCCTGTTCTTAAACGCGATGCCATTGGTATTGCCGACGTGCCAAGCTTGCGCCGCCGGGCCGCCGGGCGGATAAGGGTTATCCGCGGGTTCACGTCCGCCTAGGGCGGCATCATAGCCCTCCTGCTCCCACACGCTGAGATTCAGCGCATCCTTCGCGCGCTGCGAAGGCTCGATGATGGCAAGTTCGGCCTGGTAGCCGATCGGCTTGCCAAGCCAGGCCATATAGCGCGCATAGGTGGCCTGTGAGGCCTGGCGCTGCTCGGGATCGACCTTAATCTCGGCGAGGACTTTTTTGAATTCCTTGAGGTCAACGCCGGCGCGTTTCGCGCGCTTGTAAACATGGCGCAGCTCGGAATTCGCTTCGTCGAGCGTGCGCTGGGCCTTGGCTGCCTCGCAAACAAAATCGAGGAAGATTTCGGGCGATAGCGCGGTGTTATGGTCCGCAGGTGGAGTCAATGAAGTCATTGTCAATCCTTTCGTTTTGGTTCGGGGTAGTCCTGGCCGGGCATGAGGAGATCCCATGTCCGGTAATCACCGGCGGGCAGCGGCCCGCGGTTTGGATCTTCGGGCGCGCTCGACCTGGGGGCACCCGCCCGGCGAAGAAATGTGTTTGGGGAGACCTTCAAATCGCGGCCGCGCTCGATGACGACATTGCGGCTCACGCCGATTTTGAACCCAATCGCTTCCCAGGTTTCGCCGGCAGCGCACATGCGCCGGATTGTTTCGTCCTGTGCGTCGCTCCACTCGCGTTTTTTTGCCATTATGCTGCATCTGCGCCGAATTTCTGAGTTTCGTTGCCCCAGGTCATCCAGCCTGGCGAGGGTTCGCGCGCGAACAATTCAAGGTAGGGCCCAGCAAATTGCCGTTCGATCATCGCGCGCATTTCCGCTGGTTTCCGGCTGTGCTCGCGCACAGGCGCAGCTATCAGGTTGCGGATACTGCGGCAGCGCGAATGCGGCTTTCCGATCCGGCCGAGGAGCCAAAATTCGGCGGCACTGCGATACCAATAGCCGGTGCCAAAGCTCCATTTCGTTCCGGTTGAGCCTTGCTTCGCCCAAGCGCCAGCACTGACGAATTTGAAACCCCAGCACGCCATGGTGTCGATCGCCTGGGGGAGCATCGGCGCGGTGGCCCACATGATGAGAACGCACCCGGCCGGGTTTGCCAGCTCCAGAACAGGGAGCGCCTGAATTTCATCGAGCGGCATACAGGAATAACTCGCCTGCGCGCCTTTATGCTCGCCCTTCGCGCTGTAGTTCTCGAATTTCCATGGAGGATCGGTCAAAATCGCGCGGGCGCCATATTGCGGGAGCGCAGCGAATGGCGACGGCCCGCGGAAGAAATCGCTCATGCGCTCACCATGATCGTCTCGTATCGGTGAGAGTTCTCGTGCTCGGCGATCAGCCGGAAGGGCGGCAATGCGAGACGAGTGCGATGATGGTTGGCGACGGACAAAAGCGCCCGGCCGGCGGGCAAATCTCCACCCGCGCCGATGATGTGCAGCAGCCAAGCGCGGATTTCGATGGCGCGCGCGGGTACCGGTTGCTCAGGGTCAACCATCACAGCCACCGCCGGCCTGCTGGACAGAGACGGTCTGCCGCGCCGTCGCGCGGGCGCTTCGGGCGCGGCCTCGGCCGACGCGGCGGTGACAGGCAAGCCATCATCCGGTTGCGCCGCGCCGTCACGCGGGCGGCGCCCTGTAAAGCCGCCATGCTGGAGAAAAGC